GACAGTACTGAATGATGGTCTGCTCCACCTCAGCAATATCCACACGCCAGTCCTCATCATCAGTGTCCAGGTTCTTCTCCCAGATTTTCACCAACTGAACCTTCACTGGTTCGTCATCCTTCTGAATTGTCGATGCGACCAAGGCGGTACAGTCGCCACTGAAAGACCCGTCAAATCCGAGAATGACTTCCTCATCGGGGCTGATAGTTAAATCGCCCTCACAGGCCTCCCATGACCCCGTAGGTAGCCATGAGAGTGCTGATGCTACGAAGCAGTTCATCCGTTTTGTACGAAACTCGGCTTCAGGTGTACGTTTCACCGCGGCCTCGAAATCCGAAGGATCATTAAGGTCACCGAACCCTGGGTTGGCCTTCCTCCACGTTTCAGGATCACTGTGAGGTCCGTCATCCTCCCACCAAGCCATGAAGTAGTTCTTATCGTCGACCTCACCGGCTGACACCTTCTTGCCATAGTTGTACAAGTCGAAGGCGATCGAGTCGCGTCCAGTCGAGTCTGATTTGACACCGGCGGTAGTGATAGACACCATGTGTGCCCTATCACCACGCGCCGCCATTGAGAGTGACATCACGTCGAACATTTTGCGGTTGGGTTGGGCGTGGAGTTCGTCGACCCAGATCGCGCTACTGTTCAAACCTTCAGCGGCACCTGCCTCCGCTGATAGCACACGATATACAGACCCCTTCGCTGGTACCTCAATCGCGTCGCGGTAGAGTTTCGTCAAATCCCTGAGTTCCTCATGAGTTTCGATGATGCGCTTCGCCTCACCGAACACGATACGCGCCTGGTCGCGGGTTGCGGCGACTGAGTAGGTTTCACCACCGGCTGGACCGAATATTGTATCGAACACGGCCAGGTGACTGGCCAAGGCGGATTTTCCGTTTTTGCGCGGCAAGCCTACAAGTGCCGTCTTTGCGAGGAACCCACCGTTTTCGTCCTGGGCGTATAACTGACGTATGAGTTCCTTCTGCCAGTCACGAAGTACCAGTTTGGAACCGGCACGCCCTGACACAGAATCCTTGGTGATGACTCCGAAGGCGTCGATGAAGTCGATGGCCAGTTCAGCCTTCTTGAACGTGGCACCCTCAGGCACGGGTGTCATCCACCGTGGTGGCCATCCTTCAACGTCTGGCATAGAAGTCATCTATCACTCGCTTCGTTCGGACATGCTGCGTGGAAGGTCTGTCAGCCAATCTTCTCAGACATTCATCACGGCCAGGGTCGACCACTGTGACTCGGGCGTTGTGCATCCTGTAAATTCTGGACCATTCAGCATCAGGTTGGGTGTGAACAATCCAAACGTTCCGGCGACTAATCTGTCCTACACGTAGCGCCTCTTTCACTGCAACCTTCCGCGCTGACCGTGCGATCTGCCTGACCTCATCAGAGTAGTCATGTACCTCGATGTCATCCACCACCATGGCTGATGCAATCAAATCCATGTCGACGACGATGTCGCCAGGTAGTGCATTCTCAGTCACGAACGTGGATTTACCTGCACACGGTGGTCCACTGATGACCCTGATCATGAGTCAGAACGTGCCAGTAGTTCTTCCAGTTTAGAACGCGCCTTCACCTCGGCCACACCTAGACGTGAACGGTCAGCGGGTGTGAACCCAAGCAAAGAAAGGTTGGACACTATTTGTCGCTCCAGTTCCCTCAGGCCACGACGTGTTCTCGGGTCATCGGTTTTCATGACCTGCACACGTAGGTTCCATCGTTCGTCCACCATTTCGCACGTCATCAGTAACAGTTCTATATCAGTGTTGGGACTAATCCAGGTTGCACCTACAGACCAGATGCGGTTCCATAGATCGCGCCCGTAAGTCAGTAGCGGTCTGGCAGGATCAGGTATTTCATGGACGCCTGGGAGTATCTGAACCTCACCTGGTTCTGGCAGTGGACGTTTCCCAGGGTTGCCCAACATGCGCTTCTGCTCAATCGGCTTCGGAGGTCGACCTGCAGGCATCAGGCACCGCCTACTTGGAGCCCTGAGGTCAGATTTGCACTGCCTTCTTCTGACCGGAAGTCAGACACATCACTAACAATGCTTCCAGGGCGTTTACCACGATACATCCTCGCGCCTTGTTTGTCTATTTCAGAGAAAGGCAGAATGGGCACGGTCAGGCGTTCCCTAGCCTGAGGATTAAGGAAGTAAATGTATTTCAACTGATAGCCACCCAGACACTCAGCGCCGACTCGCTTCAGGAACGTCGTCGATGTTTCTGATCCAGTCTTGTTGTATCTGGCCTTGATGTTGTTCTCACCTTTGGTGCCTGAACCGAACCCAGGTTCGAGGACTATCTTGCAAATGACCTCACCATCGGGCATGCGCCACATGGATTTATTCGGTGTGATTTTCAGAAGGTCAAAACCACTCGCACGATAGATGGTCCCATCACCACACTGAGTGCCATCAGCGTAGGACAGAACCCACTCGATGTGAGGTACCTTCTTCCTCAGCATCCTCATCGCCACACCGATGGCACGCGACTCACTGTTCTTGGGTAGCACATCAGAGAAAGCCATGCGGTGCAACTCGATGAACCCGTTCCATGAGGTATCACGAACGAGGCCCACACTCTTTCCCTTGTCGATGGATGGACCCAGTTGCATCACTCCCTCAAGGCGTCCACGATAGAAAACACCCAGATGCACCTGTGATCGAGGGTCGACTTTCCCTGAGTAGTGGTGTGTCTTTACAAACGCGACCGCGGCACTCCGAGGGATGCCTTTGACCTCGATTTCTTTCGCGCTCATCCAGGCCACTCCGACATGACCAGGAACAAGGCGTTGCCATTACTGTTCTGATTCTCACCATCGTCTGGGAGTCTGTTCGACTTCTTAGCCTGGGCCAGAACCTGACGGATAGTTTCAGCCTGCTCCAGGCTCACAGTGAAGGTCATCTGTGTGGCATCCTTCCTCGGGGCATCCTCGAGTAACGAAAACGGGTCATCTACCTCATCAGGCCTGACGTCGAGGATTTCATACCCTGTGAAACCAATCGACTCAACATCCCAGTCCGCCAGTTTCAGTTCGGTCAACTGTTCCGATAGTTCCACATGATTCCACTCAGCCAACTCAGCCGTTCGATTATCAGCAAGCGCGAACGCTTTGACCTGCTCAGGTGTCCAGTCAGATGGAACACGAACACATCCTACCTTCGACCATCCCAGTGATGTCGCGGCCTGAACCGTTCCGTTACCAGCGACGATGACGTTATCAGATGTGATAACCACCGGCTTGCGCTGACCAAACTGCTCCAGTGATCCAGCGATGGCGTCGATGTTTCTCTGGTCATGAGTCCTGGCGTTCGACGGGTCGAAGGTGAGGTCAGCGATTTGCACTGTTTCGATTTTCATGTTTTCAGCCTAGCGTCAAAATCACTTAATTTCGCGACATCATATGCCTGGCTGGGGCTGACGGGATGGTGGCTCAGGGCTATTGAAGAAATTGCCCACCCCTATGAAGAACCCCGTACGGGTAGGTGGTGATGGTGTGTGGTGGTTTGTAGGTTGTCGAGTGACCGAATTAGAGTGGTTTGTTGCCACGTTTACGGTTGCAGGTTCTGTGTGCTTTTGCGAGTGGTGAGTGATGGCCTAGTTCTGGGTAAATGTGGTCTGCTTCCCATGGGTCGCCCTCCCTGGCCTCACCGCCACACAGGTGGCATACCCCCCCTGGGGCAGTCACTAGTTTTGCTTTTTGTTTATAGTTTCCACCGTATAGGAATTGTTTCTTCGCTTTGCGTCGAGGTGATTTCGATGGTTGTGTCTTGCGTCTGTGGTCTGGGCAGTAGGACTGTGGGGATAGAACACCACATGTGAGGCATGGCCTGGGGAACCCGTAGGTAGTCATTTTTTTAGATCGCTGTGAGTTTGTGTTGTGGTACCTGCCGGAGTAGTCCTGAGTTGTCCCAGTCGACTGGTAGTCCGATGTCCCAGGCTGTTGTGGCTTTGATGTAGCCGATGACGTCGACTAGGTTGTCTGGGTCTGTGTGGGCGTAGGCGAGGACGATGACACGGTCGAGTGTGGCGTAGTCCTCTTTCACTAGCAGTGAGTGGTGTGGTGATCTGGCGCGTTTCACCTCGATGTTGACACCTACGTCTGGTTCGTGTTTGTGTAAATGGTGGTGTTCGGCTGACCACCATGAGGCGTGCCAGTACCTGTTGAACGCTTTCGCTGTTGCTAGTTCGCATCGTGTGGAGGCGTACATGGCGACACTGTTGTCCTCCATGCGATCACTGTTGCGTGCGTAGGCTGGGGCGTTGCCACGCCCTTCGTTCATTTCGTTGCGTTTGTCTGCAACCAGACGGGCCAGGACTAGGTCTGAGTTGTTCAGTTCGATGGTAGCCATGGGTTACTTCTTGAACAGTGGTGAGGCTTTCTTCTGGTACCAGGCTTGTTGTTGCCTGATCGCATCCTTGTCTTGTGCCTTCTGTAGGTTGGCACGGTACTGGTCAGCGAGTTTCAGTACTTTTTGTAGGTCAGTCATTGTCATCCTCCAATGTGTCTAGGTAGTTGTTGATGTAGTTGTCGCCTAGGTAACGTCTGATGATGTGGTCAGCCATGAGGGTGAAGTCGAGGAAGTTGTCAAGTTCGATGATGTCGTCGTCTGTAAGTTGGCGTTTTCCGAGGGCGTGTTGCACGATGAGGTCATTGGCGAACCATGTGACGGCACTGTACTCACCTAGGTCAGAGATACGTGACAGACGGGTGTACACCTCCAGGTGGAGTTGGTCGCCTAACCCCCATTCTTCTGGGATGTCACCTGATGCGATCGCGGTCACAGTTTGTACACCGTTCCCGCGTAGTCAACCCCTTGTTCGAGGATGAGTGTTGCCAGACCTGGTACTGCTTCCTCACCTGCCACTAACCTGAACCAGTTCGAACCGTTGTCCATGGTTGGTGCCATGACTAGGAACCGTGATGTTCCACGTGGTGTGCACCCAAGTTCGGTGACCCTGAGGTGATGAAAATGACCGTGTACAAGAACGTTGGCGTCTGCTACTGGTTGGTGTCCGAACGCCTGTTGCCTCCACCATGTGGCCATGAGGTCTGGGCGTCGCGCCTGATGACCGTGTGCGATGCCGAGAATGTGGAAACCGTCACCGAATACGTCGACCGCTAGTGACTCATCGTGTGTCTGTGGCTCCACGAACTTCCAGCCGTGTCCTGCTTCCTGTGACAGTCTGGCGATCTGACGGCCGATGAACACTCCCCAATCGTCTGTAGGTGTGCCGATGGCTTTGCCGTTCATCCTGAACTGGCAGTGGTTGGAGCCGACTGAGGCGTAGGTGATGTCTGTCACGTGTTGCGATACACGCTTCATGGTCTGATACGCCAGTGTGGTTGCGAGGTCGACCTGGGCCATGATGCTGAGGTCATTCGAGTAGTTCTGTTGTGGGGCGTTTGCGTTGTAGAAGTTCTCGACGGTGTCGCCTAGGTCAGCGAATATGACCTTCGCTGGTTTCTCCCGTTTGATTTGGTCGATGAGGCGTTCTTGCATGAGTGCCACACGTTCCAACAGGGTGTTGGTGTCGCCTCGGAAGTCGACCTTGCCTACCTGGAGGTCTGACCAGAGGATGACTAGGGCGCGTGGGTTAGGTTTGCCTAACTTGACCGGTTTGAGGTTCTTCTGTGCCTCAGCGATTAGCATGGGCAGGTCGATGTCTGTGGCTTTGCGTCGGAACGTGAACCGGTATGAGGTCAACCAGACTAGGTCGCCATCCTTCTGTTGTTGCCAACGGGATGTCCTGACCGGTGGTATCACCTCGATGCCCTCAGGGTCTAGACCAGCGTCGCGAAGGAACTCATCGAAGTTCTCTGGTTCGTTGTCATAGCCTGGAGTGGTTGCGACACCCTCAGTGCCGTCGAACTCGACGCCTGGTCTGAAGTTCTTGGGTGCCTGCACCTTGGGCGCTGGTTTGAGGTTTTCTAGCATCAGCCGATGTGCCTACATGAGCATTCGTACAAGCGGTGTTTGCGCACAGAGTTCGCTGACACATGCAGACCGAGTTTGCTCATTTCAGCGGCCAGCACGTGGTCCTTCCAACCGTCACGGTCGAGTAGCGCTTCCATCAGGATTTCTTGGTCACTGTCGTTCAGGCCGTCGAGGATTGTCCTCAGTTTGCACGGCAGGATTTTCACTGGCGGTTTCAGGTTCTCTAGCATTGTGACTCCCCTCTGTATTCTCACACTATAGCGAAAGTCTAAACCTATAGAAGAACGTCGTCCATCGGTGTGTCTAGTGCCTGCACAATGATGTGTGCACCTGGTTCGTGAGCGTCGTCATACAACTTCATGGCCTTGAGGTGTATCACCTGGGCGTCGTCATCCCAGACACCTGCATCGGTCATGGCATCGCAAATCGCCCTGACCAACTTGTCCACGTCAGGTGGAACGATTGGTGTGAGTCGTTTGGACTGAGGGATGGACTTGGGGCGTTCGATGTAGAACACGACGTTCAGGTCAACAGGTCCTGTGAGTGGTTTGTGATCCCACTGTGTGATGTAGTCACTGGCGACAGTCGTGACTGCTTTTCGCCACGCCGGAAGGTACTTGGACGCTTCGATGAACCTGCCACCTGATGCCCTGTTCCCTCCGACGTAGCGCTTCGACCCTTGAGGCGCGACACGCCCTGGGACGAAGAACTCCAGCATTAGAACGGAGCGTCGTCAGCGCCAGGGATGTCCACGGTAGGCCACACGTTTGCGACGGCAGCGTGACCGGTTTTGGACTGTGGACTGTTGCCCTTGTTGACGATGGTGATGTCGTCAGCGCGAACCTCGAGGCTCATGCCTTTCGACCCGTCACGCTTCTCATAGCGTTTGGTCTTCAGTCGACCCTTGACCTCGATCAGGTCGCCCTCATTGAAACCTGCAGGACCGATGACACTGAAATAGTCAGCGCCTACCTTCTCCCACTCTCCAGCATCGTTCTTCCTGACCTGGTTGTGTGCGACATCGTAGACGATGCCCCAATCGAATGACTTGACTCCGTTGACGTAACCTTTGAACTCCACCTGAATCATGGTGTATCCCTTCTACTAGTTGACACCATCATAACCATGACCGGTGACATCTGCTAGTACGTGACTGGGTGCGACACAGTCTTCGTTGCCACACAGTCTGATGCCTGGGAGTATCGGTTCGCCGTCGTCGTCGACGGGTGTGATCTGGTCAGGGTCGAAGTATCCATGCCAGGGAAGGCATTTGCCGTGTGCCGTGTGAACGGTCTGGACCTTCCTGGCCCTGCAGGATGAGCACAGACTGGTCTTGTTTCTGATGGTGTTGACGGTCCACTCGAACCCGCATCGCTCACAGGTGATGACTGGCATTCATCCAGGGTAACTGAAAATCTATTCAATGACCTCAATGTCAGCCAACATTCCAAGTTCAGCGGTCAATCTGTTCTCACTGAGTCGTGCATAGTCTGGGTTGACCTCGCATCCAACATAGTTGCGGCCATGCTTTAGCGCGACGACTCCGGTGGTGCCAGAACCAGAGAACGGGTCTAGGACTGTATCGCCAGGCTCACTACCAGCAAGAACACAAGGTTCGATTAAGGCCGGAGGGTAGACCGCAAAATGAGCGCCCTTGTATGAAGCCACAGAAACATTCCAGACTGACCTCTTGTTGCGTTTGTCTTTAATGCTGACGAACGCTTCCTGACCAGTCCCTTCTTGACCTTGCCGTTTACCTCGATAACTCAGTCGACCGAGGCCCGCACGATTGTCCTCTGACCAGATGGCATCCTCTTGGATTGCCTCATGGTCGAAGAAATACTTAGGTTGTTTGGAGAACAAGAAAATGTATTCATGCGATTTGACACATCTGTCTTTGACACTCTCAGGCATTGGGTTCGGTTTTGACCAGATAATGTCTTGCCTCAGGTACCAACCACGATCTTGCATTGCGAAAGCGAACCGCCAAGGTATTCCAGCCAGGTCTTTCTTTTTGAGGCCGTCGCCCAGTCGTGAAAAGGTTCCTTCTCGTTCTTGACCAAAACCAGCGCGACCGGCAGTGCTAGCGCGACTTTGAGAACCGCCAGCATATGAGTCACCAAGGTTCACCCAAAGGGTACCGTCGTCTGCCAGTACCCTCCAGACCTCATCGAATACTTTGCAGAGGCTTTCGACATACTCTGACGGAGTGTTCTCTAAACCTATCTGGGCATCGTTCCCGTAGTCACGAAGTCCCCAGTATGGTGGCGATGTGACACAGGTTCGTGCTGACCCCTCAAGCATCCCTGCAAGAAGTTCAGTTGCCTCACCTATTGCAACTTGACCCCAGTTCATGATGCCATCCTGTGGAATCCATAGACGGCGCGTGTGCCACCGCGTGACGGGTCATGGGTGTCGTGGATGACACCGTCGATGACGGCGACCAGGTGCCTGGACACTGACACGATAAGTCGACCCTTTGGCAGTTCGTCCTCACGTAGGTGGACTGTCGTGCCTTGTCCGACGTGCATGGTAGGAATCCAGTTGAACCCTAGTTCCTGCAGGTAGGCCTTGTAGACCTTCTTGCTGATGCCGTTCCGTGCTGACTTGACTCCAGTGATTGTAGCCTGACGTTCTGCCAGTTCCTTGTAGACCTCACGGTAGTCGCGATTCATGACGATTGCGATTGCCCGTGCGACACAGTCATTAGCCTCACCCTTGAATCCTGCCTTGGCCCTGCCACCATCGTTATAGTTCCATGTAGTCATTTGACTATCCCTTCTCTCTATGTCTACTACTTTACACGATAAGGGGAATCAGTGCAACCCCAGGGCGTGTCACTTACAACCGAACTCACCCTCACGGCACTCCCAATGTTCACCCTGATCATGCAAAGACTTCACCCACTGACGTCTGCCAGGGCCCTCAGCCGGTGGCTTCATCCCACGACTCACTCCAGGGATACTGAGTGGGTCACGCTCAGGGAAAGGCTCATCCTCCCAACCATCCCTGTTCAGCCATGTCGCTGGATACGGGATGAACTGCTTCGGAGGCAAATTAGGATCATTGGTCATCCTCATCAGACCATCCATGATCACCTGTGCATCACCAACACGTTGCACGGCCTTGTAGAACGCCTTCCGTGCCTCACC